GGCCTCGCCGCTCTGATGACCGTTGGCAGTTTGATCATTGGCTCCAAGGGCGCAATGTCCGGCACCAATGCTATGAATGCCATGACGGGCGTCCTGAAGGGTTATCAGGAAGGCAACCAGCAGCGCATCGACTTTGAAACAAAGAAGTACGAACAGTCCATCAAAGATTGGGAGCGGACCCTTCAGCAGACGAAAGAGTCCCTGTCTCGTTATGAAAAGCTGGCCGCTACTAATCTAAGCGCCGCAACTGCTCAGGCTGCGGCTGAAGCTGCGTCGAAGGGTCAAGAGGTCATTGCCGCCAAGATCAGGCAGGAAGGCATCACCCAGACCAAAGCGATGGTTGATAAGCTGGTTCAACAAACAATTAGTTCGAAAACGCAATGGGCCACCATTAACGGCCAGATGGGTCTTTACAGCCCTGCTGAAATTCGCGCTGCACAGGAAGGCGGAGCAACTGTTGCCCAAGCTACTTCTGCTAAGGGTGGCAGAACCGGCGCTCTTGGCGGGTACGCTCAACAATTTGAAGACTTGACCGCCATTGCGACCAACGAAGCGGCGCTGGCGGCGCAGGCTCTTGTGAAGGCTCCCTTTGCTAACACTGGGTTGTTCCAAGGCAGGAACACAAGCGGACTTCTTGACGCTCCAATAGGAGTGTTGGCGAACACGCTTACTTCTGAAAGCGTCCAGCAATACAACGTCATCATGGGAAACATGGGGACGAACATCACCAAGGTCCTCTACGGCGGTCGCGTTGTCCCTGTTAAGGTCCAAGAGGCGTTCAATAATCGCTTTGCGCTTAAGCAAGGCGACAATGCGTTCACTGTTCTTTTGAAGATGGCCGACATGAGGCAGACATTCGAAAGAGCTATTGAAGTGAAGCTTGCCAATCCAAATCTGTCTCCTGAAATTAAAGAAATTTACAAGAAGACAGAGAAGGAATTCATCGACGCTGTTCCTTTCACCATGACCGATGTCCTCTCCGCTCAAGCCGCCGAAAAAACGGCAAAAGGCAAACAGGCCCCCAGGACGTTCGGAGATTTTATGAGCAAAAAAATGGGTGGAGGCTCAAAGCCGCAGACCAGCGTTGCTCCGAAAAAATCCGCTGAAGAGCGCTATGGCGAGCTAGAAGGCTCTGGCATGTCGGAGGCTGACATCTTCAAGCAGATGCAAGGTGAGGGCTACTAAAATGCCTTTTGACCCTGAAAAGTTCAACGAATTCAAAAAGTCTAACTTCAATGCAGATCGTTTTAGCGCGTTCAAATCAGCGCAGCAAAAACCTGTAGAGATGAAGCCTGAGCCAATGTATGACCCCGCCTCTGGGGCCGCTATAGGCTACACGGAAACCCCCGTTGCTGCGCCTACCATGCCGTATGGCGAGCAAATGAGAAATGTCGGCGAGTTCTACGCGGAAGCTGGCAAAGGCGCAGCTCTCGGCGTTCCCTCTGCTGTTGTTGGTCTCCCTGGAGACATAGAAAGCCTTGGCCGATTTGGTCTGAATTTGGCTGGGGCCGATGTGGAGCCTGAGTCTGCGTTCCCCACGACTGAGCGCGTCTACAAAGGTGTTCGCGGCGTCTTCACAGATGAGCCAATGTCTCCTGGAGAAAAATTCGGTTCGGTTGCAGGCGAGTTAGTGGGCGGCTTTATAGGCCCTGGGCAAGCGGCAAGAGGATTGAGGGCCGCTGGTGAAGCGGCTGTCGGCGCGCCAAGCGTTCTCTCTAAAAAGCTTGCTGAAGTTGCCGAGAAGAAATACGGCATCAAGCTTGAACCTATGCAAGTTCGTGAAGCAAAGCCTATGGGCTCTCCTGGCTTTGGAACCGAAAGGCAGATCAGCAATCAAGAGGCTGTCAACAAGGCTGTTTCTCGCGAGACGGGCAGAGAAACCACATCTATCACTCCCGAATTTGTGCAAGAGCGTTTGGGGAAGATAGGCGACGATCTCAACGCCATCTACGGCAGGCAATTCGTCATTGACGGGGAGATCGCAAACGCGGCAAAGGCGGCGTCTGATTTCGAACGTCAGATAGGCGTTGCCGCCGATCCAAAGGTGGCCGGTGTCGGCGAGAATATCTTCCGCCGCTGGGAAATAGAGCAAAAAAAAGCGCAAGAAATGTTGATTGCGCAAATGCTTGGTAAAAAAGGCAAAAAAGGTCTCGAAGAGGCTGGTGAATTTGTTATGCGCAAGTTCGGCCCCGGCGAGCGCATAGATGCAGCGCCAATCACCCCTGAAGTCTGGAACGCCTATCAAAAAATGGACGTTGGCAAATGGGATAACCTGAGGCCAATAACCGTAAACCCGCCTGAGTGGGCTGGTGACGTGATGAAGGTAATGGACGAGCTGACAGAAAAGCTCGGCTTGCGCGTTCGCCCCGGTTTTTATGTTGCAGAGCACGCTGGTGGAACATACGGCTTTACGCACCCTATGGGGCATATCGTTCTCAACGAAAGCGTCCTAAAATCAGGGAAAGATGCTCTTGAAACGGCCATCCATGAGTTTGGTCATCAGGCCGAATTCCAATTGTTCAAGTATGCAGAGCCATCTGTGAAGAAGGCTATCACGGATGCTTGGGCGGCTGAGAACAAGGCAATTCCGTTCGGAACAAAAACTGTTGAGCAGTATCGCCCTGTCACTGCCAGCAAATACCCCGGCGAGGCTCGCGAAGCTCTTGTCCAAAACACTCAGTACGGGCGCTACATCCGTAATTTCCAAGAGTGGTATGCGGAACAAGTCTCCCGCTTCATCACAACCAAAGCAGAACCGCTGACTGTCGTTGATAAGTTCTTCAAGGGCGTCGCGGACATGTGGAAGGCTATCTACACCAGGGTAGTCGGGCACACCCCTCTTTCCAAAGAAGTCGATGACTTCATGCGCAAGAGCTGGGAAGGCAAGGCTATTGACCAAGAAGCCATGCGCGAGGTTTTCCAGCTTAAGGCGGCGGCTGAACCTGTTGCCGGTGGGACGCCTGTTGCAACGCCGGTCGCCCCTGTTGGGAAGGTCACTGCAAAGATCGACGGGTATCAGCTTCAGGCTCTCCGCAGCACGTTGAGCCGGATAACTGCGGCTGGCGGTCTTAATGCGGACAGGGCGAGAGAGCTGCTTCAACAGATCGATGCCGCCATTGCGAGGCAGAACCCCAAGATTGCCAAGCAGCTCGCGGAAGCAAACCGCAAGTACACCGCCGCAAAAACACTTGATGACCTCATTAAATCCAGGTCTCCCGGCGTCTTTGGTGGGAACATCAGTTTGGAAGAGCTGGGCAAGGAACTGGCGTCTCGCGGCGTCGGCACGAGGCATCCTCTGTATGAGCTAGGCCAAATAGGCCAACAGCTTAAAGTCCGTGGCCGCTTTGAAGGGCCGGAATACCCAGGGCAGGATGTAATGACGGCTTTGATGGGGCGCGCGGGAAGAGCCCTTAGCACGGTCGTCGGCGGTCGCTCTGACATTGCGCGGGCAATACAGAAGCGGATGACGCCCGCCTCTGAGCGCACAGGCGGAGTCAGCAAGAAGCAGTTGGCGACCACCGGGGCCGCCGAGGCTGGGCGTTCGGTTGCAGAGGAAGAGTGACGTGAGCAAGAAGTCCAGCGGCATCAACCCTGACCTCGAACGAGCCGTCAGCGACCTCCTGAAACAGGTCATGTCGGACGCGGGCGTTGAGCTTGAAATCAAACTCAAGGTCATAGATCGCGCAATGAACTTAGAAAAGATTAAACAAAAAATGTCAGACGACGCTTACGGGTCTGGCTTTCTGACAGAGGATGATGTCTAATGTCTCTACAACAACCGTTGGGGACAAATCGTGGATGCTTCTGTTATTGCGCTCGTGCGCACGGCCTTGGCCGTCGTCACAGCTCGGCTACTGACCCTCATGGGTTTGTGGATGACTTTCGGTCTCGCTGCTTGGGCCATGTATGCTCCAACGATGGAGCGCCTATACATCGCCGGAGGGTTTGCGGTGCTGGTCTTTATCCCAAGCCTCACCAAAGAAGCGCGTGGACCTAAAAAGGAGCCTCCCCGTGAAAGACCTGAGCAACAAAAATCTGAATGAGCCTGCCTATCCCGGCAAGGCTATCAAGCCTCAGACCGTCAAGAACACGATGGGCAGGGGCGGCGGAACCTTCACCCCCGGCAGGATGCCTGCGGGCGGGTTTCAGGCTGTCTGGAACTTCTCTGGTCGTCCTGACGACTACAAGAATTCTCCGGTCAGCAAGCCGGAGAAGGGTGGCGTCTGATGTCCATCAACTCTGCTTTTCAGGCTATGGGCAAGACCTACAAGGCCAACGCCACAACGGCCAGCCAAACCATTACAATTACACCTGACGCTCCTTGCACGAAGTTGCTGGTATCCAACCATCAACCTACCGGCGGGGCCGGTCAGCCGGTGTATTTTGTAATTAGCAGCAATGCTTCGGTGACGGTTTCTATTCCTGGAAACGGAACGCCCCAGTATTGCTTTGTATCCGTCCCCGCTTCGACCAAAACGTATCAAATACCCGGTCAAATGTCCCCAAGTTCGCCAGTTTACATTGCCTTCATTGGCTCTGCGGCTTCTGAATGCTTCTTTACGCCGGGTGAGGGTCTGTGATGGCGAAGCGCGGCTTGTACGCAAACATCCACGACAAGCGCCGCCGCATCAAGGCGGGTAGCGGTGAGCGTATGCGCAAGCCCGGTAGCAAAGGCGCTCCCACGGCAAGCGCTTTTAGGAAATCGAAGAAAACAGCGAGGCGCTAATGGCTGGCCCATCTCTCTCTGTAGGTCGCGGTGAAAAGCAGTCGGTGAAGGCTGGTGGCGGTCTCACTGAGAAGGGCCGTCGCAAGTACAACAAGGCAACCGGCTCGAAGCTGAAGGCCCCTACCAAAGATCCCAAGAACCCCCGCCACAAGAGCTTTTGCGCCCGTTCTAGGAAGTGGAAGGGCGAGCGCGGGAAGGCCGCTAGGAGGCGCTGGGGATGCAGATGAGCCCACCTGCCATCGAAGTCCTCGTCAAGCAATTCGAGGGCCTCAAGCTGGAAGCCTACCGCTGCCCGGCGAACGTTTGCACGATTGGTTATGGGCACACCTCACAGGCCGGGCCTCCCCTCGTCTTCGATGGCATGAAGATCACCAAGCAGCAGGCTGACGACATCCTGTCTTCTGATCTCCACAAGTTCGAAGCCGCCGTAGACGAGCTGGTGAAGGTGCGCCTGACGCAGAACCAGTTCGATACGCTCGTGGACTTCGCTTACAACGCCGGGATCGGCGCGCTGAAATCTTCGACCCTTCTCAAGCGCGTCAACGCTGGCGATTTCGCAGCCGTACCTGTCGAGCTGATGAAGTGGACCAAGGGCAAAATTCCCGGCAAGGGTTTGCAAGTTCTGCCCGGCCTGGTTCGCCGCAGACAGGTTGAAATCGCATGGTGGAACAAGAC